GAGTTGACCTCAAAGTCTAACGCCGTGTCGTAGGCAATATCCGCGTCGCTGGTGTATTAGATGTTGCGGATCAGGCCGTTGTAGATTTCCGCTGTTTCTCGGTCTGCCTTATCTCCAACGGGATGGCATTTGATCATCGGTCTGTTTTGGCGGGCGTCGTTGGTGATCTGCTTGCCAAATGCTGGGAGTCGGTTGATCGTCAGGCATGGGCGACCTTCTTTGTCCCGCTGTGATTTAACCGCATCGGGCCACTGCTCGCCTAGCTTCACGAACTTCAGCATGTCCAATGCTTCGCTGCGCTGGTCTGATTCAGCCTCTGCAGCTCGCTTATGCGCTTCTAGTTCGTCTTGCAGTTCTTGCTTTTCGGTCATAGTGTGTCCCAGCGTTTCTCAACGGATGGTTAATCTTTCTTGAACAGAACAACGCGGCCCTGTCGCATAGTGTGCGGGGTCCCGACGCCTGTATATCTGGTTTCCAGCTTGCTTAAAAGATGGGTAACCGACGCATTCAGCTTGAATGGGCCGGTCATCAAAATGACATCAGTTAGGTCATCGTTGCGGTAGGTCGAATTTGCAAGGGCGATGAAGTCGCCGCATGAAGCCAAGCCAAACGCGCCAGAGCTGTTGGACTGGATAACCAGGCTCAGCATGCTCATATTTGCAGCAATAGCGCCGGTAACGCTGAGCTCAAGCGCGAAGATAACTGTGTCAGATGTTGTCAGCCCGAGTGACCCGATAGTTACCCCGCTGTTTGTCATCCAGTAGTTGGAAACAATGTGGGCACCGCCTGGCGTGATCACCTGGTGGTTGTAGTAGCCTAGTGCAGAACTACCGCGGTCAACCAGAGAATTTACGATGGTCGTTGCTGCGTTGCTGCTCAGAGTGGTTTGTTTCGTCGCCAGCGTGCCAGTAGACCCGGTGCCCTGTGTACCGCCGCCAGTACTATCCCACTCTCCATATTCCCGAATAGCCGTGTAGCCGGGGATTGTTGGCATGTTGCCGCTGGCGGTTGGCAGGCAGTTGACAACTGTAATCCATGCACTTATGGCTGAGTGAATTCGTCCAGCGATCAGCTTTGCCGCACGCTCACCCCAATGCACGCCGTCCGATGTTGCCCAAGTCCATGCGCGGCCATCTGTGAATTGAGTGGCCCCCGTGTCTACCAAGTCTTGGTGAGCGTCAACGTAGAAAATGGTAGTCCCATTGTGCAGCGCTGCGAAACCCGCATTCGCAGCCAGAGTTGCGGTGTTCTTGCCAGTCGTGGCGAAAGCTGAACCCAGCGGGGTAACGCTCAGAATTACGCACTTCTTGCCAGCCGCCGTAATGGTGTCTACATGCGTGGTGACGCGGGATACAACCGTTGCACCACTTGCGCCGCCGCTGTTTATGTCGTTGATGCCTGCGCAGATGATGACAAACTCTGCAGCCGTGGCACATGCCAGGGTGACAGATGCAGCCATTGCGTCGGCCTGGTCGCCGCCTTGTCCAAAGTTACCAACCAACCGACCGCCGCCGCCCATTAGGTTCTGCAGCCAAGCCCAGTAGCCAACACCCTGATTCCGGTTTTGGATCACAACCTGGGTCAATGCGCCACCAGAGATATTGCCAGCCGCGCCGGTTACGCTGGTCTGGTAGCTGAAGCTGTTGGCGTCTATCGTGATCTTCGGCCCGAAATACTCATACGAGGTATCCGAGCAATTCACAATGTTGACATCAGGCGTACCGAATACGCCATGGTTTGTAAACGCCACAGTTACAAGGCCTGCGGCGTCTCTGGTCAGAGTACGTGTGTTTAGGGAAATCCCCTGTTGCCCGTATTGGGTCAGAGAATCCCCCACCAGTGCAAAACGTGGGTCGGCAATCGGCACGATAGGAACCCCGCCAAACGAAGTGCCGGAGCCCATTTTCCCAAGTTTCAGACCAAACATATGTTTTACAGCGTCATCACGACGTTAATAAATTCGTGGCCTTCTAGTTACAGAAGGTGCTGAAATAGTGTTCCAATCGGACTACCGCAATTGCTTGCAGCTTGGACTGCCGTTCGCGCATCCCTCGATGACCGGTACGCATTGGTGGATAATCCAGCTATTTACCCCTAGCTGGCCGCGTCGAGTTCACGGTATGAACGGGGTTTGTGGTTGCAGAGACTTGGCTTGCACAAGTGACCTCTGGATTATGAAACCAGCGCTCTCCTAACTGAGCTACTCTGCGATATTCCGCGCATTATGCAACATAATTGCGTGGTTGTGTCAAGTTCGCCTCTTTATTCCAGCGTTCGGCTATTTCCTTGGCATTTTCGTGCGAAGTGACCACAGCACCAGGTTTATTTGGGAATGTCAGACAGTTGATGCCATCGCGGTTCATTACGCCAGCCCATCCGCTGCGATCTGAGAATAGTTCATCTCGGTATGGCGGGTTGTCAAATCCATGCGCTGGCTTAGCTGTTTTCAACTCATCCATGATCTAGCCCTTGGTTGTGATGGTTTCTTGGCAATGTGCGGTTCTTCGTAGGCAACGGCCAATAGGCCGAAGGAATCGCTCCCGTGTGAGGACCAATCGTGCTCTGGTCCCAATCCAACCCCGCGCACCTCGTCCTTCTTTTCGTGATACCAGCCAAGCGCATCGCGGCCCGCTTCGGTTGTCGCCTCGTTAAACCAGCACGCGCCGAATATGCGTCTAGCTGCTTCAATCCGAGCAGACGCCGCGCCCTTACCCTGATTCGGCACCACTGTTACTTCATACCCCGCCTCTTTCAGCGCAGATTCATAGGATACATCGTAAACCTTGTCTTGGGTAGAGCCGTCGTGCGGGAGCCATATCTGGCACTTTTCTGGCGTGTAGTTCTTGGTTCGCATCCATTCAAGGTGCGCAGCCAATGGCTGTCCTACAACCTCGTAATAGTCCAGCACCCGGATTTCCTTGCCGATGAACTGCGCTATCCACATAGTGAATGCGTCGGCCCTGGCTCCAGTTCCACCAATGTCCACGAATGCGCGTTTTGTCATCAGTGGATCAGCAGGAACCCGGCTAATTCGGCCTTCTGCCTTCGCGTCTGTTAGACATTTAGCGTAGTAAGCACCAGCCACAACACTGACAAACTCGCCTTCCCAGATGTGCGGGTATTGATCTGGGCGCTTTTCCTTGTCTTCCATGCGCTGACGCTCCAACTTGGCCGGGAACTTGGGGTTGTCTCGCCAGTTCAGGTCAACTACCTTTATCAGCGGGTTGCCCGCGTTGACGAACCGCGATTCAACTGCAGCCGTCTTTCGCTTCGGGTTCCAAGTCACCCACAGTTCAGCATTCCAGTCTTCACCCTCTTCCCGCAGAGTTGGGATTAGGGTATTCCATGCCTCGTCCGTCACTGGCTCGGCTTCGTCCACCCAGCAAATCAGTATTCGTCCCTTTGACTTGACGCTGGCGATGTTTCGATCCAGACCGGCAAATGTGAATTCGATACTGCCGCAGCGGCTTTTGACGTACTTTTGCCCGATTTCGTACCAGGCATTTAGCCAAGGTTCGTCTTCAATAGCCCGTTTGATTTCCTCAAGGCTAGAGTCTTCCAGGGAGTTCATGAACTGGCGGGCTGATAGCAGGATGCCTTTCTGACCAGCCATGCCGAACATGTAGCCGCGAATGGCTAGCATCTTTGCGAAGCTGCGAGTCTTGGCTGAACCCCGCCCGCCTCTGGCCCCGCGAACGTCAGCAGACCCAGCGAATACCGGGATTAGCTTCTCTGGCAGTTCAATCCTTGCGGTTGCCATTTGCCATAGGAACAAGTTCAACGGTATGGATTACAAACTGCGGCGCGGCTTGTCGATTGTCTTTTTCGTACAGCCCGAGGTACTTGGCTATCTTCTCCAATGAATCCAGCTTGGAATGGGTTTTCAACTCCAGCCCTTCTTTGGTTTCCTTGACGCCAGCATAAAGCGTTGCGGCTTTGGCGCTCAGTTTGGATGTGTCTTTAAACACCGTGCGGCCAACTCCCTCGCCAAAGCATTCGGGGCAATCCTGAAAAGGCTCTAGCCGCTTATCGTACCCAATGCCGCCCTGCGGGTCGAACTCGGTTACTGGCTTCCCTTTCTCCAGGGCGTCTTCGTTGGCCTTGGCGTGTTTAGCCTCAGCCTGTAGCATTTCACTGGCAGTGCGCTGATACAGATGATCGATTCCATAGCAATATCGGCAAGGTCCTACGCGGTATTCAACAATCTCCCGAACGTCGGCAGTTGCCATGCTCCATATGTGTTCTAGAGCAACTTCGGAGGATATTTGCAGCTTTTCGACGGTTTCTTGATGTTTTTGTTGAAGCTTTGTTGATACTTCAACGTCTTTCAACAGGCGCCCACCAGCAGAATAGGCGGTTTTCTCGCTGTATCCAGCGGTCACAGCAGCCTGAGTCGCATTGCCACCGTTCTCAAGATAAGCAGCGACAAACAACTCTTTACGGCTGGTCGCGGGTATCCTGGGATTTGATTTGCCTTTCCTGGCTGGCGGCTTTGCTGGCTTCTTGGTCATTTGCTATCGGGCTCCATCTTAGTTGCGAAGCACGAGAAGTCAGGCCACCTTTCCAAAGTGTGGCAAAGTGTAATGCCATCCTCCGCAAATCCGATTGGCGTCTTGCGGTAGTTAGGCTGCGGGTTCCAATGCTTGCAGTTAACA